AAAGCTTATAAACGTGACGTTCTACGGGGGAACCTTGTAGCTGAACTACTGTACTTGGGTGACGTTGCCCCGAACGATGCACCCTCGCATTTGCCTGAGCGTATGTCTCAAGAGATGATACTGGCCCCCACCAGACCACAGTATTTGCGGCTGTCAACGTCACACCGTGTGCCGCAGCTTGAGGTTGGATAATCAGTACCCTCGGGGTGTCCGTCTCTTGAAACCGCTTGAATATATCCGTGCGTCGTGATACCGGTACATCCCCGTTGATGATTTCTGCTTCTATACCGTCTGCCTTTAGCTTGTCTGCAAGAATATTAATAACGTGTTTGAACGGTACAAAGACTAGAACTTTCTGGCTTGCCTCGTCGATAACTTCCTTAAGCACGTTGTACCGATTCTTAATGTCAAACTCAATCGTCTCGCCGGTATCTGCGTATACAGCACCGCAAGCAATTTGTAAAAGCTTATTCATATTAATTGCTGCATTGACTGACGTAATTGCTTCTCCTGCGGCTTCGATCAACATCCGGCTCTTGAGCATGTTGTAATACTTTTGTTGCTGCTTGGTAAGCTCAACCGTACGCTTAACATAAGTCATCTCCGGCAAGTCCAGACACTCCTCCTTAGTAAACCGGATAGCCGGTTGCAGCGTATCGAATACTACTTTTGTAGCAGTCTCTTTTGGTATATACCGAAACGTCGATACCTTGACCATCACCATGTCCCGAAACGTCGAGAAGAACCTAGGTATGCCCGTTGGGTTAACAAGTTTTGCTATGCCGTACGCATCGAGCGGTGACTGTGCAGCGGGAGTACCCGTCATCATCCATAACCATGTGTCCGGTGTGAGCAAGTTGTTCAGTACCTTCCATCGCTTAGCCTGTGGGTTCTTATAGGCAGACGCCTCGTCCACAATAATTAAGTCAAACCCCGCATTCTTAATATCTTCCTGTACGATTTCAACACCGTCGTAGTTAATGATGATGAACTCTGCGTCTCCATTGATAATCTGGCGACGCTTTGGCGCAGCACCGTATGCGATGTCAACCGAACGGTGCATGGCAAACTTAAACAAGTCCGCTCTCCATGCGATGTCCATGATTGACAATGGGCAGATCACTAACACACGACGAATCTTCTTCTGCTTCATCAAGAAGTCAGCCGCCCAGATAGCGCTTCCGGTCTTGCCCGTACCTTGCTCGTTAAAGCAAAACGCACGGCGATGCAAGGTAAGAAACGCTGCTGTAGTACGTTGGTGTTCAAACGGTTTATGTTGTCCGGGCCAATCGTATTGTCCTAGTATCGGACTTGGTACCCCCCGTACCTTTAAGTTCTTGAGCACTTGTGCTTCATCTAATCCCCACTTGACCAAAACTTTTCCTCCCCCGAGTTCTTTGCTGTTAGGTATGACTGTTGTTATCCGCTGTGGGTTACGCAATGTTAGAAGTAATGCCTTGTTATCTACGATTTCCAACTGTTTCTCCGATAGCGAATCAGCCAAACACGGTGTGCATGGCTGTACTTGTTATAGCTTGTGGGCTTGCATAAAGCAGCATTACTGAAAATAAAATACTTCCCCACCGAGTGCAGGTGCCCGCCAAGGAACCTAGGTCTGCAATGGAGTTGTCTTTACATCAGGTAGCTAACACCTGATACCCACAGGTATAAAGACTTGGTTCATCTTCATACCTATAGGTACTTACTTCTTCTTCGTCTGTCCGTTCCGTGCACGATTCTTACTCGGTGATACTAGGCGAGTACCGTCTGCGTTGCTGCCGCCTTTACTGAGCATCTTGACATGATCTATATCTTTACCCTTGCGGTCAATACCTTTCGCATCATATTCACGTCGGGCACGTTGTCGCTCCATGCGGTCAGGGTGCTCACCTCTGGCAACCTGCTTTTTGTATTCTTCTTTGTACGGTCTTGGTGATTTAGTATAAGGCATTATGTATTCCTTCCATTATGTGCGCACTCCGTTACTGCGCAATGTTTTCGGCATAGTCCGCTTGGGCGGGGGTTCCATACGTTAGTTGCGTATGATGACTTTAGTTGGTTGTACGCCCTCATCCACTTCTCCCACAACGCAGGTACGTCAGCTAAGGTGTACTTCGATGTAATAAAGTCTTTAGATATTACAAATAATAACCCCGCATCAACCTGCTCGACAAGAGGGAAGTGCTTGAACATTGCCAACGCCATAAGTTCTAGCTGTCCCTTGTCTGCGTACTTAGCGCTCTTTCCGGTCTTGTAGTCCAGTACCTTGGCACGAGTACCATTGATAATAACTAAGTCAGCAATACCTCTCCACCACACCTTCGGGTCTTTAAACCCACAGGGGTCTAAGTTTTCCGTCAGCCCCATTTCGTATTCGCAAAGCTTCTCGCCTTCCATGCTTTTTAATTTCTCAAGCACTGGCATCGCAAAATCAAAGTGAGGGGGCAGGGGGGTGTTGTCCCGTATGTAAAGCTCCGCAGCTAAGTGAAACTCGGTGCCGTACATAGTCGCAGTCGTAGGGGGTTCCGAATAATCCTTCGCCACCTTTAAGTGGTAGAACTTCTTAGGACATGACTCGAACGACTTAATCCCACTAAACGACCATGCGGGTGATGACATTAACAATCTCCGTAACTTTTCCCAAAACCTGATTCGCAGTTAACCGGCAACCCCGCTGCCCAATCAGGTACCCACCTCATACTTTCCTCGACGAACGCAATCGCTTCTTGCGCTTGATCTTCTGGTACAACACACGCAATAGCATCATGTACTGTAAGAACAACCTTGTAACGTGTAGCGATACGCAGCATTTGCTCTCCGATGATACATCTTGCTATTGCCTGACACACGTTCTCAATGACCTTTCCGCCGTAGATACGTGTGTATCCTCGACGAGTCTTATAGCTATACTCCATGCCCTTCTCGCCTTGTTCAAAGCGTAGTCCATCATACCGCATTAGTAACCCCGATGGTAACATAATGGCAGGAGATTTATCGTAGACTTTCAACACCCCGTTGCGCCCAATCGGTGCAACCTCATTTCTTGACATAGCGGCAATTGAGTTGTGGGCCTGCTGCCATAACTGAACTATGTCATAGTTTGTTGTACGGTAAATATCTATGATCCTCCGGGCCTCATCCAATTCAATGTCAAACCCGAACGTCTTAAGCTGCATCTGAAACTTGGGCGCACCCATACCGTACCCTGCACCAAGAATTGTGGTCTTACCTACAAACCGCTCATCCTTTGTTATCTGATCCTCTGGCTTGCCATATATAGCAGATGCCATCTTCTTATACACATCCTTGCCTTCACGAAAGCCTGTAACCAAATCCTCTTGCTCTGCCAACCACGCCAATACACGAGCCTCGATCTGTGCGGAGTCAGCGTCAATTACTACGTGTCCTTCCGGTGCAACGATTGCTTTCTTTAACTTACCACCATGCGCACCACGACTAGGTAAGTTCTGTAGATTGATCTTGTCGTCCCCGCCAAACCGCCCAGTATGCGCTGCGTAATACCGGATCGGTACTGGAAGTAGTCCACGGTTAGCGATGTCAATAAACCTCTGTGTCCTAGTTTCTTCTAGTGTGCTTTTAGTGCCAAGTCGTGCGGCTACGAGTGCTTGCACTCGGATGTCAGGGTGCTCTGCTAATGCCTTGAACTCTTCGTCGTTCTTTGCCAGAGCCAAGGTCTGCTTGCCCGTAGTCGGGCTAACTTTCATAGGGGGTACTACGTCAAAGCTTCTCAATATCTCTGCAAACTTGAGGTTAGACATCAAGGCTTCACGCTCGACCGCCACACTTTCAAGCAACTTCTCTTTGACTTCTTTGATGTCGGCAAGGTGCTGCTCAAGTAGGTTCAGGTCAAGCCCCAACACGGGTTCAATGAACATACGCAGGGTAACGTCTATCAGCTTAAACTCTTTCTTGGGGAAACCCTTAGCCATTAGGTGAAACAACTTATGGGTTATCTCTACGTCGTTGATGCAGTAGTCCCCGTACCTGTCCAATTCGGTTTCAGTAAAGTCTAGTCGGCGTTTGCCTTTTGCTGCAATAACTTCTTCACCTTTGACGCCAACCTTATAACGCTCCGCCATTGCCTTGAGCGAACCACCCACCTCGATACCATGTAGAGCCCTTCCCATGCAAAGAGTATCAGCCCATACACGAGGATTAATACCAAACCTCCAAGCAAGAATGGCACCATCGAACATAGTGTTATGGCATACCACCATCGCATCTGCCCAGTTGAAAGTTTGTAGCCATTCGTTGATTTGTTCATGTGTGCCACTCGCCCATTCCGTTGGGTTGTTGTTGACCTTAACCGCCAAGCCAATCACCTCAAACTTATCACTACGTACATAAGCTTCTGTTGTGATCTTACTGAGACTAAAATCTTGGTCGTAAAAGGTTTCAAAGTCAATCGTAATTAAATCCATATCCCTACCCCTTGGTTGTACGTTTTCTTTTAACCGCTGCAATGCCCACTTCTGGTTCTGGTTCTGGTTCCTCATCGTACTTTGCTCTAATCATGGCGTCTGCCGCTTCATAACAAGCTCGTGCATCAGCATCATAATTCCCTCCGTTACCTGTACAAGCGAACATTGCAAAAGCTGCAAACAAATCTCTCAGGTCATCATCTTTCATTTCTCTGTAACCTCAATTAGTTTTTGTAAGTAGTGCTGCGCCTTCTTCAGGTCTTGCACTCCACCCTTGTCCTTCCAACGGGACACGTACTTTACTATGTTTCCCTCAAGATAGCCAAGATTGTTAGCGATGATGTAATCCCAAGGCTGAATAGCTTTTTGATAATGCGCACCACCAACTTGTTTCTCGTTAGCACTTAGCTTAGCGTTAGCGGTTTTCATCTGGTGCTCATTCATTTCTCTGCGCTCCCTTTCTGCTTCCATGTCGTAGCTCTGGTTGTATACGTCCGCAAGAGTCTTCGCTTCTTCAAGTGGTCTATACATCACTTATCTCCTTTAGCATCACGGAACCCAGTACGGTATCCGTATTCAAATGCTTTACGTAAAGTTGTTATGGCAAGTAGGTCTGCGGTCTGTGTTGATATAAACTCTGCCGCCGCTGCATGGGCACGGGTAAGGCTGTCCGC